TCGACGATGCCATCGCGGAACGCGCGGCTGAATCCGTGGGTGCGGAGACGGTGGAGTCTCATCGGTCCTCCGGGCACTCGTGACCACGCGTGAGGGCCTCGTAGGCCCACTGCCGCAAGGTGAATTCGTCGGTACAGGGGCGGTCGCCGCCTTCGATCCGCTTGAGCCAGGCCGTGAGCCGCCGCGTCTCGCGGCGCTCCAGCTCCAGCTCGAACGTCGCGCGAGGCAGCATCGACGTCTCGCGGCACTGCGGGCACACCGGGATCGCGAAGCAGTTGGCACGGTCGTACGTGAGCGCCGCGTCCACAAACTGCGTGCGGCACTCCACGCATCCCCAGCCGTCATGCGCTGGCGGCACCTCGATGAGCGTCCCGTCGCAGCTCCGGTCCGGGTGGAAATTCATCGGGCACTGGTCACCCGCCTGCTCCATGCCGTCCAGGAGCGGCGGTTCCCCCGCGGCCGTGAACCGCGACAGGTCGCCGCAGTTGTTGCACTCCAGCTTCATGCTGGTACCAACCCTTCCTGCTGGAGGCGTACCCGCGTCATCTTGAGCACGCGCACGGCCTCGATCGAGGCCGCCTCGGCCGTCTCGGCGTACACCTTCGCTTCGATCTGCACCGTGCCCTTCGCCGTCGTGGCGAGCTTCACGCTGCTCTGCTGCTCTGCCGTGGCGGCCGTCGTCGGCCCGCCCGTCTCCCCGTCCATCGGTCTTCCCCCCTATTCGTTGTCGAACGTGATCGCGTGCTTGGGCACTAGCGCCGTTGCCTTGCCCTTGAGTGCCGGCTGGTGCCATAGCCCACCAGCGCAAACGCGCGGTTGTACTTCTTCGCCAGCCGCTCCCGCTCGGTCGCGTCGGGAATCTGCGAGAGGCGGCTCATGTTGTCGATGCAGTCGGCGCGCTTCACCCGCCGAGTGACCGGCTCCCGGCAGACGCGCACGAGGTAGTCGTCGAAGTAGTCCTCGCCCTCACGCCGCGTGAGCCGCCGGACCAGATCGCGGATGGTCGACCCGAGCTCCTGCTCGATGACGCGCGCCACCGGATCGTGCCCGACGATGTCGAAGAAAGGCCGATCCGGCGGCGCGAGCTTCGGCCCGTCCTCGATCGCGTCGTGCAGGAAGCCGACGATGCGATCCAGCGGGTCCGCGAGCTGTTCGCCGACGCGCATGACGTGCCGGATGTACGGCACGCCGCTCTTGTCCACCTGGGTCTGGTGCACCGCCCAGGCGATTTGGAGGGCATGGAGCTCCTTCATCGGGCGGCCTCGTGCTCCAGCGCCTCGAGCTTCCCGAGCATCCGGTCGCACGCCTCGGCGCCCGGGGCCGTCTCTCCGAGTGCCTGCCAGTACGCCTGCACTTTCTCGGCCGTGGTGCGTGCCGCGATGATGGCCTCGGAGCGCACGCGCGACGTCGGCACCGTGCGCCGCTCGATCTTCCAGGCTTCAGCGCCGGCGGCCCGCAAGGTCGTCTCGATGACCGCCATGTCAGCCGTGGCCAGGTGCTCCTCGGGGATCGTGCAGCGGACGCGAACCTCGGCGCCCTGGACGTCGGGCGCTTCGGCCTGCTCCCAGCGGTCCCCCGTCCAGGTGGCATCGAGCGTGACGAAGCGCCGCGACGGCGACGTGCGTATCTGCACCTGCGGTGGCTGGCCCGCTTCGACGTCCACCAGGAGATAGCCCTTCTCGTCCGTCTCCCCGAAGTTCGAGCGCCACGGGCTGCCGGCATACCAGGCGTTCGCGGCCATCTGCTGCCGGCGATGGATGTGGCCACACGCGACGTAGTCGAACGGCGCGAGGTCGGCCACGTCGAGCTCCACCTCCTGCCCCTCACGCATGACCTCGCCGCCGGCGACCAGCGCGTTCTTGACCGTGCCGTGGTAGGCGAGGATCGCGGGGGCGGCGGCGGTCGTGGGGTCGGCGCGCAGGGCGCGGACGTCGGCGCCCCAGGCGCGTACCTGGTCGGCCAGCGCCGCGGTGGCCGCGGCAATCTGTTCGGTGATCGGCCCGGCGGCCGGCGCCCGCTGCGGGAACGGCAGCGCGTAGAGGTAGGCCATGCCCCAGCCATCGCCCCCGACCAGCAGCCGTGTCGGCTCCGTCACGGCCATGATCGGATGCGTGCCGCGCAGTCGGGCGAAGAGGTCCAGCTCGCCGGCCCCGTCGTGGTTGCCATCGAGCACGAGCACCGGGCCGACGTCGGCCATGCGCTCGAGGCGCGCCGCAAAGGCATTCCGCTCGGCCGCCACCGTCCGGTACAGCTCCGTCGTGCCAAAGAGGTCGCCCAGCACGAGCCAGACATTCACGTCGGCCGCGATGGCATCGTCGATGAGCCAGTCGAGCACGGCCAGCCCGTCCTCGAAGCGCGGCCCGAAGGTCAGGTGGATGTCGCCGGTGTGCGCGACGCGGATCACGACGTCACCCGCAGGAGCAGCGCGGCCAGCATGGCCGTCCCCAGCCCGGTGAGCACGCCTCGCCAGAAGGACGCCGCGCGTACCCGCGCGACCTCCTCCGGCGAGGCGAAATAGAGCGTGCCGTTGCCCGCCATGTCAGCCGTCCGTGCCCGGCTCGGGCTCGTCCTGCCCACCGGCCTCCGTCCACGCCACGATGGCCTCGTAGTGCTCCCGGGTGATCTGCGTCTTCGACGTGAGGCCGTATTGCGCCTTGATGTGGGCCTTCACCCGCTCGTCCGTCACGTCGTTCTTCTTCGCGATCATGATGAGCCGCTTGAGCTGCGGCTCGGTGATGAACCGCTGGTCGCCGCTTCCGGCGGCGCCGGTGCCTCGACCGCCGCCGCGCTGCGCCTGCCGCGATCGCCCCCCGTCGTCGTCTTCCTCGTCGTGGCCCGCTTCGACCAGGAGTCCCGCGGCGCGGGTGACCGAGACGACGGCATCGACGAGGGCGCGCTTCTTCGCCCGCTTCAGGATGTTGTTGACCTCCGCGAAGATGTCGAGGTTCGGCATGCGGCCGACCTCCTGCTCCGCGATCGCGGTGGCCTCGCTCGAGCCGGTGGCGAACGCCGTGCCGCACCCGCCGCGATTCTGGTTGCAGTACCACGCCTGCCCTTCGAACTTGCTGCGCAGGAGCGCCGGCTCGTGGCACGCGGGGCAGACGCGCTGGCCCTGGCGGTAGCGGAACCGCGGTTCGTAGCTGTTCGCGCTGCCGACGCCCGAGCCCACGATGCGGCCCGTCTCGATGTCCACGAGCTCGATGCAAAACTCGTAGTGGAAGAGCGGGAAACTGTGCTCACTCGGCTCGGCCCACTGCTCCGTCTTGGCCGTGCAGACCGGCCGCGGGTGCAGATGGAAGAACGACGCGAGCTTCTCCGCGCCGGGCTTGAACAACGCCTTCGACTTCGTGCCGGGCACCGTGCCGTAGTCGGCGCCCGACTGCGGCTCGCCCTCGCGCATCATGCTCTTGAAGAACGCCTCGACGTTCTCCTGGCGCTTCTTGAACGCCTGGATGTCGTACCGCTCGGCCATCGTGACCGCCGGCACCTGCGGCGCGGCCGGCGCCTGCTGCGGCGCGGTCGGCAGCGTGTTCGGATCGTTCATGCCGTTCCTCTCTGCGCACCATCGTCGGTGCGCGTCTGCCAGGGCGGGAGCACGGGGACCGGCTCCACGCCCTTGTCGAGTGTGACGTTGCGGTTTCGGTGGCTCCCGCAGGAGCCGTCATCGAAGCTCACCCACCAGGCGGCGTGGTCGGGGTTCACCCGCGCGTAGCCGCGCTTGCCGTGGACGGTCACGCGATACCAGGCGATGCGACCAGCGCCCGTCACTGGACTCTCCGCCACGGCTCGGCGAGGCTCGTTCGGGTGATCTCACCGTCCAGGTAGAGGCGGCCGAGCATCTCGTCGATGTCGGCCTGCGGCGTGCTGGGGTAGACGGTCCAGATGGCGCCGGCGATCTGCTCGCTCGTGAGCCCACCCGCGGCGGCCTGGCTGACGAGGCCGAGGCACAGGGTGCGCAGGCCCGCCCGCGAGAGCTTCGTGAAGGCCATCGGGGGCGCGCTCATCGGAGGCTCTCCCGCGCAGGTTGCCCGGTCATGCCGGCGTGCAGTAGGGAAAACGCATGCGTAGCCGGGTTCTGATCGTGCCGTTCGTCCTGATGGCCTGCGCGGCCCATGGGCCGACACTGGAGCTGGAGCTGCCTGGCGTGCCGCCCGGATGCGCCCTCGCAGCTTACCTCGTGGACGGGCCGATTCCTCCCGGAGAGCGCGGTGTGGCGGACGTCGAGATGGCCGAGGCAAGCTGTCGCCCGGCGGCAGGTCGCAGTCCGGAGGCGGCGGCCCTCCTGGAGCAGCTTGCAGAGCGAGCCGCCCCCGTGCGCGCGGCAGGTGCGGCGCAGGCCCAGCGCCGCGCCCAGCGCCACGCCCAGCAGCAGCAACACGAACGGGAGCGCCGGGCGGCGGCAGAACGCCCGCATCGAGAGCACATCGCCCAGCTCACGCCTGCCGAGATCAAGCGCCTGGGCCGTCACTACCAGGTGCGATGCGAAGGGATGCTCGCCGTTCAGGGCGTGCTGGTCTACGAGTGGGAGGATCCCGCCATTGCCATCGCGCGATCGTGTCGATACGGCCGCATCGCCTTCGAGCTGGCACTCCCCGACGTGCGGCTGCGCCTCCTGGTGTGTCAAGCGTGCGACCTGGAAGGCGTCAACCGCGCCCCGGCCACCTGCCTGAAAGCCGCCATGCTCGGATGCGAGCCAGGCCCCGGCGCCAAGGCGCGGGCCGAGCTGCTCGAGCGTCTCCGCGGCGAGTAGACCTGTCATCGGAACACCGGCGCCACGTAGGCGTCCCACGTCGTGATGGCCAGGATCACCAGGCCGATCACCGTCCAAGCCGCCGCGAGCTGGATGCCGATGTCCAGCAGCGGGGTCGCCGATCTTCGTCTCGTCGTCATGAGTCCACGGTAGTGGGGTCGGCTCACCATGTCAAGTCACCTGTACAGGTCACCACGCCAGCCGGGCTGGCCCGCGAACCTTGACGGGTGAGGGAGTGCTCGGCTACGCTCGCGCGCATGGCGCGTACGCGACGCAGCGGGGGGAAGGCGGGGTCCGTCCTGACCGAGACGATCGAGCGGCTGGGCGGCGCGCGCGCGGCCGCCGCGACCGGCGGCATCTGGGCGCAGAGCGTCTACGACATGAAGCGCCGCAACGATGGCGTGCCCTCGTTGCGCGTCGCCGTCGGGTGGGCCGACGCGCTCGAACCCGACGATCCGGCAGCGTGGCAGCGCCTCGTGCGGGCGCTGGTGCCGCGCGGGTAGGGTCACGGCCGCGCCGATGACCCTGTGAACGGCGGAACTCACCGTCGTGGACGAAATGGGCCAGGCCGCGGCGGGTTCGTACTGCACGCTCAAGGTGGTCGAGATCCCCGACGACGTGCAGTGGCAGATCGAGGAGTATGACGGCCATGAATGGGTGGCCGAGCGGCATCGGACGTGGGCCTGACCCCGCACCCCCGCACCGATCCTGCCGCGCTCGTCGGCCTTGCGCGTGCCTCCGACACGTCCGAAGGGCGACGTCGGGCAGACGTCGTCGTGACGGAGTAGCGAAGCGCCGTGGAGGCTGCGACCGCTCATGCGGCGCGCTACCTAACACGGGTCTAACTGTAGTTCAACCCCGCTTGTACCGAGGTTGACGTCGCGGCCGAAATCCTCTACACGCCCAGGCTCATGGCGCAGAAGAAGGTGAAGCCGTACGACGAGCGGACCAACCCGGTGTACCGGGCTATGTTGCGGCTGGGAGGACGGGCCGAGCATCTGGCGGCTCTTTGCGGCGTGACCGCACCCGCCGTGCAGAAGTGGCTCGAGGCCGCACGGGTCCATCGCGGCAGAGACGCTATCGTCATCGCGCGGGCGTTGCTCGCCGCCGGAACGCCGATCTCAATCGAGGAACTCTGCGGCGAGGAGCCGCTGATGTTCCCGAGTGGCAACGGCGGCGGCCCCAAGGGCCGGAAGGGGGGCACCGTGAACCGATCATGTTGTTCGGCGCATTCCCGCTCTGACCAGTCGCACCCGGTGGCCCTTCGGCTCGTGCGCCCGCAGGCCGCCTAGGGTTGCCAGATGGCGCGTCTCCACCAGCCTGACGCCCCCCACGCCCTGGCGCACCGCCTGGTCGAGGACGCCCAGCGCCGCCGGCGCGCTGAGTCGCGCGCCGCAGCCGTAGAGATCGAGGGTGATGCTAATCGAGCGGTGGCCGAGCTGCTGCTGGACGTACTGCGGCGACGCACCGGCCTCGAGCAGCAGCGTCGCGTAGGTGTGCCGCAGGCAGTGGGCGGTGACACTGCGCGGGAGCCGCGCGGCGTCGGCGGCCGCCCGGAACCGCTGCGCGCAGGTGTTTCTGGCCCACGGCCGGATGGGTCGCCGGTCGGAAGGGAACAGCCAGCCGGGCTCGGCTATCGCCTGCTCGACGCACCGCGCGAGCAGCACCACGGCACTCGGCGCCAAGTCCACCCGGCGCCGACTCGTGTGTGTCTTCGGGTCCCCCGTGCCGAGGCGCGTGCCGTGCCAGGTGCGCTGGACGGTGAGCGTTGCGCCGCGCAGATCGACGTCTGCCGACTGGAGGCCCAGGGCCTCCCCGAGTCGCAGGCCCGTGAGCGCCAGCAGCGCGAAGACGTCGTGCTGCGGCATGCCCCGTGTCGCCGCGAGCACCGCGGCAAGCTCCACCGCGTCGAGGGCCTTCGGCTCCGGCGCCTCGAACCGAACGAGTCCCCGCGTGAGCCGGCTGGCCGAGCTCTCTGCGAGCACACCGTCGTCCACGGCGGCGGCGCACATCGTGCCGAGGACCGTGGCGACGCCGCGCACCGTCTGCGGTCGATACCGGCCAGCCAGCGACGCGATGAGCGTGCGCATGACGGGCCGCGTCAGGGTGCCGAGCGGCACAGCACCGAGGGCCGGCAGGATAAATCGGTCGAGCGTGCTGCGGTACGTCTCAACCGTGCGTGGTTTCAGGCGCGCCGCTCGGGTCGTCAGGTAGTGCGCGGCGTAGTCGGCCAGCGTGACGTTATTCTCCATTCGAGTCCCCCACTCCAGAAGACTCGATCTGCCGTATCGCGCGGCATTCGGGTTTGTACGGCGGCGCTGGTCGCGCCGTCAAGAACCCATCTGACACAGCAGGTGCGAGGCAGCTAGCAAGCTGGAATCAAGATAGACCGCTATGGAAGCAGCGAGTAGCGTCACGGATGACGAAGCGGGCGGCGCGCCGATCGGGGCGACGCAGCACGGCCGCGGTGCGGTCACGCCACGCGAGGCGCAGCAGGACTGACACAGGACATAGGGGGCGCAAGGGGGGCGCGCACGGACGCGCCAGGAGGCAGGACGCAGTGAGGCGCGGAGGAGCAGGACGCGGAAGCCGGGACACACGGCGGGTGCATAGTGGGGCTCGCCATGTGTCCAGGGGTGCGGGGGCGGGGGGCCGATGTCGGTTCGGGTCATGACGCTCGTCTTCCATTCCCGGCTGCCGCCCGGCCCGAAGTACGTGATGCTGGCGCTCGCCGATTGGGCTGCTGACGACGGCACGCGCATCTACCCGAAGATCGACGAGGAACTCGCGCCGAAGACATCGCTGTCGCGGGCGACGCTCTACCGGCTGCTCGATCGGCTGAAGAGCATGGAGCTCCTGCACGAGGTGCGCGCGAGCCGACGCGGTGCAGCACGAGAGTACCGGATCGACCTCGTGAAGCTCTGCGAGTGGGCCCCGGAGCTGAGCTCGGAGACCGAGAATGGGGTCTCACAGCGAGACAAAAGGGGTCTCAATCTGAGACCCCAACACGGTCCGTTGGGGTCTCAATCTGAGACAAAGGGGTCTCAGCCTGAGACAAAGGGGTCTCAAATTGAGACCCCACACATATACCGTCAGAAACCATCAGAAACCGTCAAAGGAGAGGGCGCACAACGTGTGCGCCGCACCCGCTGGCAGGAGCAGGACCTGCCGGCTGACTGGCGGGCGTACGCCATCGAGAAGGGCCTCCCGGCGACCTCGGTGCCGGAGGTGTGGGCGAGCTTCCAGGACTACTGGATCGCGACCGGCAAGCCGATGGCCGACTGGAAGCGCACCTGGCAGCGGTGGGTGCGCGAGGAGCTGGCCCGCGGGCGGCACGGCCGTTCGCGCAACGGGGCTGCTGCGCAGCAGCCACACGCGGGTCTACGCGATCCCGCGGAGTTCGACCGGGGGATTTGGGACCCCGAGACGGGACAGGTGATTGAATGACGCCACCGGTAGTCCGCGCGCCAGGGATCGAGCCAGCCTACGAAACATGCACGCTAGAGAACTGGCTGCCGCTCGGTGGACAGGCCCCTGAGTGCCTGGCGTGGGCGCGGCGTTACGTGGAGGAACTGCGACGTCGGCGGCCGCGCACGGGCGCGGTCATCGCCGGGCCGACCGGCTGCGGGAAGACGCACCTGGTCGCGGCGATCGTGAACGCCGCGTGGCCGTACGTGCGTGGCCGGCTCTGGTCGATGCCGATGCTGCTCGACCGGCTGCGTGAGCATGCGGCCGGCGAGCGGCCATACGATCCGATCGTGTTTGCGCGGGAGACGCCGCTGCTGGTGCTCGACGACGTCGGCGCGGAGCGGCCGACACCGTTCGCACTCGAGCGGCTCTATGTGCTGATCGCCGCGCGCCTGTCGCGGGCGCTTCCGACGGTCGTCACGACGAACTACGCGCGGCCGACGCTGCTCACGGCCCGGCTGGGCAGCGACGTCGGTGCGCAGCGCATCGTCTCGCGGCTGCGCGAGGCGGGGCCATGGTTCACGTTGCTGGGCGACGACCAGCGGATGAGCCGCGACCGGCGGATTCCGCCGCGGCGCACGACGCCCGCGCCGCCGGCGCCGGAAGAGTCGGGCCCGTTCGTGCCGCGCGAGAAGCTCACCGAGCTCTACGAGCGGCTGAACCTCGACATGGGCCAGGTGCGTGGGCGGCTCTCGCCGGAGGACGAAGCGGTGCGACGTGCGGAGCTGCGCACGCAGGCCGAGCAGCTCGGGGTACGGCGCGATGGCTGAGGCGGTCGCCTGCCGCGGGCGCACCTGCGACGCCGAGGTCGTGTGGGCGCGGCACTACGACACGGGCAAGCGGATGCCGTTCGACGCAGAGCCGCTCGACCCGCGCGAGGTGGGGACGCGCGGGCTCTTCTGGCTCGACGAGGGCCACCAGGACGGCACGCCACGCGCGTATCCGGCGAACATGGTGCCGGACGCGATCGACCTGTACCGCTCGCACTTCGCGACGTGTTCGGATGCGGCGCGTTTCCGGGGAAAGGGCCGCGCATGACGGGAGTGTTCGTGGTGTTCGAGGGGATCGACGGCAGCGGGAAGACGACGCTCGTGCGCGAGGTGGCCGCCCAGCTCACGGTCGCCGGCGCCGACCCGATCGTGACGCAGGAGCCGTGGCACCCGATGCTCTCGAAGCTCCTGCGCGAGCATCCGTGGCACTCGCAGTGGGCGCGCCTCGAGCTCTACGCGGCCGACCGCGCCGAGCACGTCACGCGCGTGATCCGCCCGGCGCTTGACGCGGGGCGGCTGGTGCTCTGCGATCGGTTCATCGCGAGCACGATCGCGTACCAGAGCGAGACGGCCTGGCTCGACTTGCCCGCCTGGTATCAGCAGGAGCGGATCCAGACGGTGCGGGGGCTCGTGGGCGAGCTGCCGTACGACGAAGCGATCGCGGCGCTCTGGAATCACCCGGAGCCGATGATCGACTTGGTGGCGTCGCGCGCTGCGCTGGAGGTCGAGCCGGACGTGACGGTGCTGCTCGATGTGCCGGTGGACGTGGCGCAGGCCCGGCTCCGGGCGCGGGGCCGCCCGCTCGACGACTACGAGGGCGCGGCGTTCCAGCAGCGCGTGGCGCGGCGCTACCAGGCGATGCTGGTCGAGAATCAGGCGCGCTGGATGGTGCTCGATGGCGAGCAGGCGCCGGCCGACAACGCCGACGCGGTCGTGCGGCGCCTCGGCATCATGCGCGCGCAGCGGGGGCTGGTGCCGTGATCGTGCTGCCGATCGTGGAACCGTGGTTTCCGGGGCGTGTGCTCACGCATCCGCCGGGGCCCGAGGGCCGAACCCAGCGCGTGAACCCGAAGCTCGCTGGGCTGCCGCCGTCGTACCTCGTCGGACGCTTCGCAACGGGCGGGCGGCTGGTGCCGTGCGAGGCGTACCACGCGGGCGACACGCATCTACGCTACCCGCAGCTCATCGGGGACAAGATCATGTCGATGGGCATGCACCTCGGCCGGCCGCACGACCTGGTCGTCGTCGGCTTCGCGACGGTCGAGCCGCGCCTCCCCACGGGGCAGGAGTGTGCGGCGACGGCCGCGGCGCTGCGGGGCTGCCTGCGATGAGGATGAACCTCAAGCACTTCGAGCACGTGGCACGTCGCGCGGGGCTGGATCCGGCGGCGCTCGGCTTCACGAAGCGTCGCGGCCGCTACGGCATCCCACGCTCGGGCCACGCCGGCTCGACGCAGGAGCGCGTGCGCGGTGAGGAGCTACTCCTGCTGGCGAGCGACTCGAAGAGCGGGATCACGGATGTGCGGTTTCAGGTGGAGGTGCCGCTGCTCGTGACGTCGTGGCGGCTCGACTTCGTCTACGACGAGGATGGCCGGACGATCTACGAGGATTTCAAGGGCGACGCGACGAAGAAAGATCGGGAGTACCTGCTCAAGAAAAAGCTCTTCCTGCTCGATGGGCCGGGCCCGCTGCGCATCTCGGAGTGGCAGTGCGGCGGGCCCGTGGTCACCGAGGAGCACATTCCTGCCGGGCTCTTCACGGCCTACGCGGCGTTGAGCGCGACGATGCGCGCGTGGGACGACCAGGGGCCGCGCCGGATGCCGGCCGCGGTGCAGCGCGCGCTCCATGGGGTGCGCGCGGCGGAGTTTCAGTGGCACGCGAAGGGGCAGGGTCGTGGCTGATCGGCTCCCCTCGCGGCCGCCGAACATGGAGCGTGGTCGGGATCGCCTCTCGGCCGGCGACCTCTGGCTCACGGCGGCGTGCCTGGTGGCGTTCGTGGTCGGGCCGGTCGGGATTACGTGGGTGCTCGCAACGTGGGACGCGCAGCGAGCCTGCGCGCTGGAGGTGCACGATGGGTAAGCGGGCGGGCGTCGCGACGACGTTCGATTTCGAGGGGCTCGAAGGGCGCATGACCGAGCTGCGGTCGGCGTACGAGACGCGGGTGGGCCTGAGCCTCCAGACCGTGGAGGACGAGGACCAGCAGAAGTGGCTGCACGGCGAGCACGCGCGTGTGGCCGTCGCGATCGCGGAGGAGCTGGCCGAGCTCACGGCGGTGCGCGAGGACGCGGCGAGCCGCAAAGTGCTCTACCGGTCTCGGGCGCGGCGCGAGGCGCTGGCCGAGCTCTCGAAGAACGCGCTCAAGGGCGAGTGCTCCGTCGCGCTCATTCGCCAGCGCATCGCCGTCGCGGAGGCGTTCGGCCGCGCCGACGAGGACGGCATCCACAAGCCGTTCGCCGATCGCTCGTGGACGTGGTTTCGCGCGGTGCTCAACGCCTCGAAGCGTGAGAGCCGCGACCCGATGGACCTGGCCGAGGAGGCGTACCGCCGCGACTGGTCGGTCCAGGGCTTGAACGCGCTCGGGAAGTCGGCAGACGACCCGGTGGCGGCGCTGAGCTGGGGGTGTGCGGAATGTGGAGCGGAGGGCACGATCACGACGACGCCAGAACGTGCCGGGCTCGCCATGCGCTGCCCGGTGTGCCTGGCGATGGCGGAGCGGGAGCTCCAGGGCCGAGCGAACCTGCACGAGATCGGCTATGTGGGCAGCCTCCAGTAGCGAGCATCTGGCCTGCGCGCGTGCGGGCGCTGCGCGAGCTGGCGGGCCTCTCGCAAGCCGGCCTGGGGCGCCTCATCGGTGTCGGCAAGAGCGCGGTCTACCGCTGGGAGGCCGGCGAGGTCGAGCCGTCGAGCGTGCATCAGGGGAAGATCGAGGCCGTCTCGCGCTCGGTGGCCGAGGCGCTCACGCTGCCCCCGATCGAGCGGGCGCGGCGTGTGCGGGCCGTGCTCGCGCCGGCGGCGCCGCCGGCGGTGCGCCGCGGCGTGCCGGCCTCGGTGCGCCCGCACCAGCCGCCGCCGAGGCTCGGCCGGCCGTGCATCGAGTACGTGGGCTACAGCCGCCCGCGCGTCCAGGTGCCCGAGCTCCGCGTCGTGCAGTCGTTCGTGGTGTGGGTCTACGGGACCGACACGCGCTGGGCGATCGCGGGGCAGGGCAGCGAGTTCCCGGCGGGGGCGGTGGCGGTCGAGTGGTGCCTGCCGGTGCCGCCGCTGCGGCTGGACTATCCGGCGATCGACACCTGGCCGTCGCTCGACGCGCTGCGGGAGGCGCTGACGCGCTGTGAGTACGCCGCGGCCCTCACGTTCCGAGGAGAGTTTGACGATGGCGCAGGCTGAGACGGCGGTGCTCGAGCTCGCGGGACGGTTCGGCTGGCCGCTCGTGCGCATCTTGCCCGCCACGTACGTGGCGGCCGAGGAGGCGACCTGGCGACACTTTGCCGCTGCGGGACGGCGGCTCGGACGCAGCGGATGGCGGCTGCTCTATGCGGCGCTGCACACGCTCGAGGCGCTCGATTGGCTCGACGAGGACGCGCGGGCCGAGGAGCTCGCGCTGATGGCGACCCGGTTCGCGGTGACGCGGGCCTGACACGGGGACGGGGGGACACGACGGATGACATTGACGGTACGGGTGACGCGCGAGCAGGGGCGCGCGCTCGCGAATCTGGCGGGCCTCACGATGATCGCGGAGGCCAAGGGGATCTCGTGCACGCCGCTCACGACGGCCGATGCGCGGCAGCTCGTGGATCTGCTGCGCCGGGTCGGCTGCGCGGTGGCGATCGACGAGGGCGCGCGGCTCGCACGCCAGACGCTCCAGACGCTGGCGGAGGGCTGAGCCATGTCGCTACGCGCGGTGGTACGACGGCTCACGCGGACGGCGACGCCGCATCGGCTCGAGGAGGCTGGGCTCGTCGTCGTGCAGTTCGACGAGCAGGACACGCGGCATGCGGCCGACGTCATGCGCACGATCGGGGCGCGCATCCGCCAGGAGCTCGCGGCGCACGGCTTCCAGGGCGCGTTCGTCGCGCTGCCGCCCGGCTTCGACGTCCGGACGGCCTCGGAGAGCCAGCTCCGCTATCTGCACACGCTGCTCGGGCAGCACCTCACGGCGATCGACCGTCTGCGAGCGGAGTCGCCGTGCCGGAAGACACCGAAGCTCTCGGCGGAGACCTGCCGGGCACTGCACGACTGCCAGCCGGAGCCGGAACCGCCGTTCGCGGCGGAGGTGCCGGAGGGCGCGGTGCAGACGCAGGTGGCGTGGCTGCTCCAGGTGCCGGCGTCCCACCGCAAGGTGCGCACCGGCGTGCTGGGCGAGCCCTACGGCTGTCCGGTCTGCCGGCAGCGGTGTCCGGTGTCCGATCGCGTCGACGGGCCGGTCGTGTCGGGGCAACAGACCGAGCGCTGGCAGGCGTGCTGCCCGGAGCACGGCGGGTACGCGAACCTGGTGCGCGTGCCGCAGGCCGAGGCGTAGCGGATGCCGTGTCGGACGATCCCGCTGCCCGGTGGGGGCTACGCCACCGTGCGCACCGCGAACACGCCGCGTCGGCGGTGCCAGGCCCCCGGCTGCACCTGGTGGGGCGAGGTGCTCTGCGACTTCCCGGCGCCGGAGCGGAAGTCGAAGACGTGCGACGCGCGCGCCTGCCGGAAGCACGCCCGGCACGTCGGGCCAGACCGGGATCACTGCTGGCAGCACGAGACGGAGGCAACGTGATGAGACCGAAGGGCAAGGTGATCGACATGCACAGCATCCCCATCGGGAAGAGCGCCGATGGGGCGGGGGGCTTCGGCCTGCCGCTTGAGGCGGTGACGCAGACGTTCGGCATCCTGGCCAAGCGCGGCGTCGGGAAGACGTACCTCGCGCTCAAGATGGTCGAGGGCATGCTCGCCGTGCACCAGCAGGTGGTCGTGGTGGACCCGCTGGGCGTCACCTGGGGGCTCCGGCTCGATGCGGCCGGCCAGCGGGCCTCGGGTGCTGAGCTGGTGATCTTCGGGGGTGAGCACGGCGACGTACCGCTCGAGGAGACGGCCGGCGCGATGATCGCGGAGTGGGTGGTGGCCGAGGGGCACTCGGCGGTGCTCGACCTCTCGCTGATGCGCAAGGCCGCGCAGGTGCGTTTCATGACCGACTTCGCCGAGCGGCTCTACCAGAAGAACCGCCGGCCGCTGCACCTGGTGCTCGACGAGGCGGATGCGTTCGCGCCGCAGCGCCCGATGCCGGGCCAGCAGCGGATGCTCGGGGCCGTCGAGGACCTCGTGCGCCGCGGGCGCGCGCGCGGCCTCGGGATCACGCTCGTCACGCAGCGCGCCGCGGTGCTCAACAAGAACGTGCTCACGCAGGTGGAGGTCCTGGTCGCGCTGCGCACGGTGGGCGCTCCGGACCGCAAAGCCATGGACGAGTGGGTGCAGGCCCACGGCACGGCCGAGGAGCGGGCGACGTTCATGTCCTCGCTGGCCTCGCTCCCGAAGGGCACGGCGTGGTTTTGGTCGCCCGGCTGGCTTGAGTGCTTCACGCGGGTCGCGGTCGGCCGGCGCGCAACCTACGACTCGTCGAGCACGCCCGCCGTCGGCGGCCGTGCGCCGGCGCTGCGGGAGCTCGCGCCGATCGACCTCGAGCGGCTCTCGGCCGACATGCGCGCCACGGTAGAGCGGGCCAAGGCGAACGACCCGAAGGCGCTGCGGGCACGGGTGGCCGAGCTCGAGCGCCAGCTCGCGACCCCACCGAGCCCGCCGCCGGCGGAGGTGCGCGAGGTCGAGCGGCACATCCTGACGCCCGAGCAGGAGCACACGCTCAAAGGGCTGCACGGGACGTTCGACCGGATCGCGCAGGAGCTTGCGCAGCTTCGCGACGAGGCGCTTCGCAAGCTCGTCGAGGCGGGCAGCATGCTCGAGACGATCGAGCGCACGGCGCGGGGGCTGCTGGCGCGTCGTGTGGCCGACGCCTTGGAGCGAACCGCGGTTCCGAGCAAGTTTCGAGTTACGAAACCCGTAACTCAGCCGCGGGTCGTGGGCGAGCTGCGCGCGGGTTTCATCGATCCAGGCAAGGCGTCCGCGCCGATGATGCGGAACATGCTCACGGCGCTCGCCCAGCATTCAGACGGCCTCGAGAAGCGGGTGCTCCTGCTGCACACGGGCTACAGCTCGAGTGGGCAGACCGCGACGGCCTTCCGGGAGCTGGTGCGGCTCGGCTACACCGAGGACCTGGGCGAGCATCGCCTGCGGGTGACGGCGGCCGGCCTGACGGCGCTCGGGCCCTACGAGCCGCTGCCGCAGGGCACGGCGCTGCGGGAGCACCTGCTCGGCGGCACGCGGCTCTCCCGGATGGACCGGAACATCCTGCGGGCGGTCTGCGACGCCTATCCGGCGCCGATCGGGAAGCGCGAGGTGCTGGCGCAGACGGGCTACAGCGCGAGTGGGCAGACCTCGTCGGCGTTCGGCCGGCTCACGCGGTTCGGCTACGTCGAACGGGCTGGCGGGCACCAGCTCCGGGCGTGGGAGGGGCTGTTCGATGGCTGAGCGGGGAGGGGTCATGGAGGATTGGCGGGAGCGGACGGTGGAGAGCCGGCTCGTCGAGCTCGTGGTGATCGTCGTGGTGGTGGCGCTGCTCTACGTCTCGATGAGCCATGGCGTCTGGCCGGCCTGGCAGTCGGTGCTCAACGGGCAGGCCGGGCTGTTGGAGCTGCTGCCGTGACGGTGCCGCTGCGGAGCTACGGGGAGCCGGGGACGTTGCCGAAAGGCACGCGGCTGCGCGCGGTGACGAAGAGCCTGCTCGACGAGGGGCTCGTCGCCTGCGTGTGCGAGGTGCGCTCGCCGGCGGGCGAGGGCACGGGCCAGTGGCTCCTGGTGGTGAAGGCGGCGACGCTCTGTGACGACGTCGCGTGGGAGCGGGCGTGGCGCGAGGGGCCGCTGCGCGCGACGGCGGGAGAGGCGCACACGGACCTCCGGGCGTTCATGGACGAGACCACGGCCGAGATCGTGAAGGCGCCGCCGAGGGCTCGGTCATGACGTCGGCGGCGCTGCCCAGCTTCCTGATAGCGATGGCGTGCTTTCTGGCCTGGCAGGGCTGGGAGATGGTTGCCCGACTGCTCGAGGTCGAGGCGTCGCGCGATCACGGCCGCGACCGTCAATCGCTAGCGTGCCTGGTGGCCCGGCGAAACCTGAGCTTCGCGCAAGAGGGGGCCGGGACCTTCCGGGGGCTCACGATGCTGATGGTGGTCCTCGCGGTCACCGTGTTCGTGCTGCCGTGGGCGCTCTCGTGAGGGGACGACCGCCGATGGTCGCGGTAACGGCGCGCGCCTCGTCGCGCCAGGAGTGAGGGGACGGATGTCACTGAACATGGCGCGGATCGCGGAGGCGGCCGACGACCTCGAGGACGCGCGGCACTTCGGCGACGTGCTGCGCTGGCGTAAGGAGCTGCGCGAGGGGCTCGCCGGGCTCGACCGGCAGAGCGCCCGGTGGCTCGTGGACTCGTACTAGCGAGCGAGTCGTGGAGGAGAAGAGCACCGTCGACCCCGAGCGAGCCGTCGATCATGAGAAACACCGAGCTTCACGAGCGAGCCGTCAGTCATGAAGAGTTACCGCAATGGTCGAGCGAGCCGCGAGTAGTGAGGGCACCGCAATGGTCGAGCGAGCCGCAGGCGTAGAGAAAGCACCGAGATGCTCGAGCGAGCCGTGGTTCGCGAGTGGGGGGCGCCGTGTCGCATGAGTTGAGCCGGTGGTTTTGAGGGACCGTGTCAAGGGAGCGAGCCGTGATTCGCGAGCGTACCAAGGAACGAGAGCGAGCCATCCATGACGCGAGCACCGTGGTAGACGAGCGAGCCGTCGGGCGTGAGGGAACCGAGCCCTGTGAGCGAGTCGTGATCGAAGAGAACACCCGTGGCCCTGGAACGAGCCGTACGAAGCGAGGGCACCGCCGCGAAAGAGCGAGCCGTCAAGAAGCACCGCGCAACCTGAGCGCACCGTGAAAACCGAGCGCATCAACTCCCGGAACCGCGGTTCCGGGCAGGAAGGAACGACGATGGAGACCGAAGGCAAGACGGAGCTGGACGATCTGTTGATGAGCGTGACGGGCCTCGAGTATTACGGGTACGAGACCCGCCCCCGGTCCCCGTTGGTGCTGCGGCTGCTCAAGCAGATCACGGCCGACGGGCGTTCGTCGGCGTCGGAGCGGTGGTCGCAGACGGAGGAGGTGCTCACGCGCCTGGTGGGCATGGTGGCGGTCGCGGAACGGGCGCTCTCGGACGCCCTGGCGGTGGCCAAGGCGGGCCACGACGGCCTCCAAGGGCTCTGCGAGGCGGTGTTGGAAGAGGACGTCCCCAACGGGGGCTGGATGTTCCAGCTCGGCAAAATCGCGGGCGACCTGGAGGAGCGTAGGCTCCAGGTTCTCGCGGTCTCACTGGCGTTCCGGCGGGTGCACGAGCGGCGCGAGAATGCCGCGACGACGTACGATGGCATCCGCTCGCACGTCGGGGAGGGGGCGGGCCACGCCACGGTCGTCGACGGGGCAAACAGCGCGGAATCGTTGGGGAAGCAGGACGGGGACGCCTCGTGATGGGCGCCGTCGTCGACATCCCCCGCCCCGATCCACCGATCGACGTCGTCATCGAGATGCTGGAGGACGGGCCGCCTGGCAACGTGACGGTGTGCGTCCACGAGACGGAGCGGTGCGTCACCCTCGCGTTCTCGCCGTTGAACGACGAGGTCGTGGGCTGGTGCGTGGAACCCGAGCTGGTGGAGCGGAACGGCCTGATCAAGGCGGTGCTGGGCGCGCTCGTCCACGAGCATGGCTATCGGCTCGTGCGGCACCCGCCGGGGGTGCTGATTCTGCTGCCGCCAGCCGCCGGAGGAGCGTGATGGACGCGAACGAAGCGCGGAAAGCGAAGGAAGGGCTGCACCCGTTCCCGACGCGGGTGCGGGTGGTCTCGGACGGGACGCCGCACGGCACGCATGTCTCCTGCGCGGGCTGCGGGCAGCCGTTCCTGGTCCGAGAGGCCAATGTGCTGGCGCGGGCCGGCAAGCCGACGCTGGCGTCTCTGGTGGTGGAGGTCGAGGTCGACACCGTGGCCGAGGTGGGGCTGAGCCGGGTGGAGTTCGACCCGAAGGGGCAGCCGCGGCTCGTGAAGGACCGCCCCGCCGAGCCGCCGCCGGGCGCCTGCCGGTCGTGCGGCAGCACGGAGGCCCTGGAGCCGATCGGGTCGGGTCTCGTCCAGTGCCGGCAGTGTACGCATGTGCGCCCGGCGCCGGAGACCGCGTCATGAGCTGGAACGTCATGATGGAGACGGTCCCGGAGGTCCTGGCGCTGCTGGCCGAGCGGCGGCAGGCGGTGTTGGCGGGCCGGGTGGCCTGGGGCTCGTGGCGCTACGACCCGGCGGCGGGGGTACTCCATCTGGACCCGCGGATCACGGGCGACGTCAAGTTCTACGTGCCGCTCACGTCCTGCATGACCTCGGTGCGGACGCTCGATATCATCGCGGAGGTGGCGCGGCGCTCCTGGGCGACGGCCAAGATCGTCGGGCATCTAGTGCTCGCGCTCGACGAGCTACTCAACCTCCGGCGCTCACTGTGCGGCGGCGGCGTCGAGCATGGGCCGATCGACGTGCTGCGGATTCTGCGGACATGAGCGTCGAGCTGCGGTGTGGGGGATGCGGATGGACGGCTCTTTGGTCCGAGGGTGACGCGCCGACGCACGTCTGTCCGGTGCGCGCCCAGCGTGGGCGAGACTTCCTCATGCTCGCCGGCACGGTGCTGGCGCTCCTGGTGGCCCTGGTGGAGCATCCGGTGCGACGGCTGCCAGGTGCTTGTGGCCACGGGCGAGTCGCAGCTCGATGGCGCCGAGTTCGACCGGGCGGCGGCCGAGGTCAAGGCGCATCGGCGCGAGGTGCCAGCGTGCGCGTAGGCAGGAATGACGGGGGCCATCGAGGAGTGGGACGGGCTGGCGTGGGTGGCGAGGTTGGTGGTGCTGCCGTGAGCCTGTTCGTCACCCGGCCGAATCCGCCCGCGCCGTGCCTCAAGGGCCTCCTGGTCGAGGCGCCGCTCCCGCACGCGCCGGGTTGTGACTGCCGGTCGTACGACGAGCGGCGCACCGTGCCCGACGCGACGCTCAAAGCGTGGGGCGGCCCGCCGCAGGTGGTCGGAACGTACCAGGGCACGCGGAGCCGGGTCCGCGTCGCCTACACGCCGCGTGCCGTGAAGCGTCACTACTGCCGGGGCTGTTGGGTGCTCGGCCGGGCCGCCGAGGTGTCGCCGCCGCGGCTCTCGTACTGCAACGACGACTGCGTCGACACCTACCTGCTCTGGTCGGGGCACAGCGGGCGCGTCCGGACGAAGGTCGAGGAGCGGGACCAGGGCGTGTGCCAGGCGTGCGGGCTCGACACGGTGGCGCTCACGGCATTCCTGCGCTGGCTGCGCACGGGGCTGCGCGCGCAGCGGACCCTCCAGGGGGGCGCGTGGGTGCGGGTGCAGAAACTCACGCACCCGCGCCGCTCCGCGCGGGCACGGCATGTGGTTGCCGCGCTCGGCTTCCCCCTCCAGGAGCACGACCGGTGGGGAGACGGGCCGGCGAGAGGACGCAGGGCGCCCACGCGCTGGCACGCCGACCACATCGTGCCGCTCGCGGACGGCGGCGACTGGCGGCTCTCGAACCTCCGCACGCTCTGCGTCCCGTGTCACAAGGCGGTGACGAAGCAGTGGCACGGCGAACGCTCGAGGCGGGCATCCTGATGGAGCGCATCCGCATTCCGAAGGCGACGGTGCGCAAGCCGTTCATCGAGCCCAAGCCGGCCTGGGGCGTGGACGCCGGCAGCGACCTCTGGATTCGCTGCGGGGGCTGCGGGATCACGGCGAGCCTCGATCACGACGTGGCGCCCACCGGCGAGGTCTCGCCCTCGCTCGTCTGTCCCGAGGGCTGCGGGTGGCACGTCTGGGCGACGCTTGAGGGCTTCCAGGGGAGCGGCACGGCGTGATGTCCCCCCTTGGGCGCTCCGGTCTGCTACCGTCCCCCTTGGGCGATGGGTAGTCGGCGGCTCCAGTGCAAGGCGAAGTCGCGTCGGAGCGGGCGGCGGTGCAAGGGGTGGGCCCGCAACGGCTTCACCGTCTGCTCGATGCACGGGGCCGGCACGGCCAAGCGGGAGCGCGAGGGGCGGCGGCAGAATCCGGCGATGGCGGGGCTGCTCAAGAACGGGGGGCAGCCGCGGGCGGCGACGCTCGCGATGCTCAAGGAAACCGACCCGGCGTTCGCCGCCGCCATCGAGGGGTACCGGGCGAACCCCGACGAGCTGCGGGAGGGTGCCGAGCTGCTCGCGTGGCTGGGCGCGCTGCGGGACCGGGCGGCGCAGAATCGCCTGCTCTCCCCGGTCATCAACAAGGACGGCGTGGTGCGGCAGAGCCCGCTGCTCGGGCTCACGCAGGCGATCATCGACGCGAGTCTCAAGCTGAACGAGGCGGAGCGCCGCAACAACGACGGGCTGCTCTTGCACGCGCAGATGCTCGTGCCGTTCGTCAGTGACGTGGTGGAGGCGGTCTATGAGCTCTGTGGTGGTGACATCGAGCGGTTCGAAGGCTACCTCCGGCGGTTCCGCCGCCGCCTCCCTGCTGTCATCGACGTTGATCCAGACCGGCCGCCGGCTGACCGCGCGGGGACAGAAGCGGCACCAGGCGGCGAGTGACGCCACCGCCCGCGCCTTCCTCGAGTGGGCGGCCAGCGGCGGGTTCATTGCGGACCGGGAGCCGGTGGACTTCGAGAAGTGGCGGTTCCTCGGCCAGCTCTACGCGCTCGTACCGGCCGATCCGATCGGGCTGACCTTCACGATCCGCAAAGCGGCGCAGACCGGCGCGAGCACCTGGGCGATGCTGCTCATGCTGTGGACGGCGCTGCGGTGGCGCATGCAGTGGGGCTACTTCCTGCCCACGCGCCAGTACGCCATGACGTTCTCGCAGGACCGTTTCATCAAGCTCGCGCGCGAGAACCCGGCGATCCATCGGCTCATGGGCGATCCGGGTCGGCCGCGCGCGACGTCGGCCAAGCTGATCGACGAGGGCTCGGCCATGACCCGGCGCATCCTCTCATCGATCGCCTACTTCCTCTGGATGGAAGGCAAGGTAACGACCGAGGCGCTGCCGCTCGATGGGCTCGTGTTCGATGAGGTGCAGGAGATGCTCCTGCCCGAGATCGCGAAGGCCGAGGAGCGCATCAGCGCGTCCGACTTGAAGCTCAACATCAAGGTGAGCACGGCGCACTTCGAGGGCGCGGACATCGACTTCTTCTACCAGCAGTCGGACAAGCGGGTCTGGCGCACGCGATGCGGCTGCTCGGACTGGATCGACCTGGCGCAGGCGTGGGATCCGGGCGAGGGCCCGCTCTGCATCGTGCCGCCGACGAAGGGCTCGCCGGCCTACTACCGCTGCCCGACGTGCCAGACGAAGATCGCCAACCCGCAGGACGGGGACTTCATCGCGGAGCATCCGGACCGGACGCACCACACGGGCGTGTCGTGGTCGCAGATGGTCTCCCCCAAGATGACGGCGGGGGAGTTTCTGCTCAAGTGGGAGAACCGGATCGACACGGCCAACTTCTACTGGCGGGCGCTCGGCCGCTGCTACACCGACCCGAAGACGGTGCCGGTGACGGTGGACGCCTGTCGGGACGCGCAGCGCCCGGAGCTCACCTGGGGGCCGGTCAAGCGGCGCGAGGTCGATTCCGTCGTCATGGGGATCGACCAGATGGGCTTCGACAAGCGCGCGGTGGTCAAGGCGCGCGTCCAGGGCGAGATGCGGCTCATCTGGCTCGAGATCATTCAGGGGACCGAGACGTGGGAGCGCGTGGGCCAGCTCATGCGCGAGTTCAAGGTGCAGGTGTGCTGCGTCGAACAGCTCCCCGAGTTCGACTCCGCGCAGAAGCTCGCGCGGGACTTCCCCGGCCGCGTCTGGATCGTGGATCACTACGGGCAGCTCGAATCCGAGATCGTGCTGTGGGGCGACCGGCCGAAGGACCCGTTCGCCAAGCGTATGACCGACGACGAGGGGCGCACGCCGTTCACGGCGCGGGTGGACCAGTACCGGGCGATGAGCTGGTCACTCGCGCGCTGGCAGCGCCGCGAGATCGTGATGCCCGACGCCCGCACGCTGGTGCAGACCGGCGTGAAGCTGCCGAACGGGAAGCGCGCGCCGGTCAACGTGGCCGAGATGCTCTGGCAGCACCTCTCGCGCGTGCAGCTCGTCACCGTGCCCGCACCTGGCCGCGAGGATGAGCACCGCTTCCGGCGGGCAGTGAAGAAGATCGGCGCTGATCCGCACTTCGCCTTCGCCAACATGCTCTGCGACATCGCCTGGATGCGCGTCTACGGCACGACGCAGTTCCTCGTTGACTCGGCGCCGACGGCGCGCACGCACCCGGCGGCCGTGCAGGGGAAGGATCGCGGCCCCGAGTTCACCGACCAGATCCGGGAGCGGCTGATCGAGGCCGCCGACATGCCGGGCGGGACACCGACCGTGACGGCGCCGCACCTCGCGGACGACCCGCTCGGCGGGAAATGCGGCTCGTGCGTCGCCTTCACGACCCAGCGCGAGGGCCTCGGGCGCGACCAAGGTTTCTGCACGCTGCGGCAGTTCGTGGTGCAGCAGACCCTACCGGGCTGCTCGTCCTACGACCCGCGCGGCCTCACCGACGACGAAGAAGAGGCACTCTACGAGTGATGGAGGTGGGGGGCCAGGGGTGATGGGCCCTGGCCCCCGATGATGGGAAGACGGCCGTCACAGGCCAGGTGGCCAGCCACGGCCGTGATCAGGGGGCATGATAGTGGAGCGAAGGAGGGGGCTCAAGCGATGGCGGGGATGCTGGAGGCGATCGAGGCGGTGCTGGGCGAGGCGACGTCGCCCGAGGACTTCGAGGAGCGCACCAAGGGGCTGACCGAGGAGCTGCGGCTCGGCATGCTCCTGGTCGAGCTCGTCGGGCGCCTGGTGCCCAAGGTGGCCGGCGGCAACGGCCATGCTCGACGGCGGGTGGCCGGTGAACGGAAGCGGGCGCTGCCGGAACGGAAGGCCCCGGCGGCGAGACGGAACCGTTCCGATGAACGGAAGGCCGCCCCGAAGGCCGAGCGCCCGGCGCTGCCCCCGCCGGCCGAGAAGACCCCGCCGCCCGGTGGGGGCGACGAGAAGAAGGCGCTCCAGCTCATCGGGAAGGGCTGGTCCCTCCGGGCGATCGCGGAGGAGACGGACGTGCCCAAGCCGCGGCTCGAGTTCCTGCTGCGGCAGGCGAAGCTCGCTGGTACGGCGGCGACGGAGTGCCGGTGCGGGAACGACACCTATCCGCACCGGGGCACCTGCAAGGCCGACATCTGGACGGTGGGCGACGACTGACCATGTGGCGCTGCGGGACGTGTCACCTGTGGCTCGACGACACGCCGGTGGCGGCCGCGCACGCTCGCGCGCCGGGTCACTTGCTCCTCTGGTGGCGGGTCGCGTGATCCGATGCAGCCGTGCCGCCGCCGCTGCGAGGTCTGTGGCCGTCCGATCGTAGTGCGCGCGACGCCTGGCTCCGGGATGCGGCCGGGGACGCACTACCGGCCGGGGCACACGCTCTGCCGGCGGTGCTGGCGCGACGAGGGGAATCGGCTGCGGCCGCTCCAGCCGCCCCGGTGACTGGTACCCTCACGGTATTATACCGCCGGGGGGGTGGTCTCAGGGTATAGCCGCGTCCAGGGGGGCAAAAACCTATCCGGGCCGGGTGGGTTTCTGCCCCCCTTGTTTTTCCACCTCATCTGAGGGTCGCAGAACAGGAACCGAGCCGTCCGAGGGGTGTCGGGCGATCACTCCGTCCTTCCCCGGACCGCTCTGACACGGCGGCGGGTAGGATTTGAACCCACGTCCTCCGTGCGACGGCGATCAACCAGGCTGATCTACCGCAACCGCGCTGCGGCGATGAAACCTCGCTGGCGGGATGAAAGTCCCGTTGACGGCCGGCCGCCTGTCAATCGCACCGCATACAAGTGGCCGCTCCGGCACACGGTTCCGAGGGCTTCCCGGCGCGCGTGCTACGCAGCGGGGGGTGAGCGGGCGAAGGGCTTGGCGGTGGGCGCGGTCGCCAGGACACATCGTGACGGCCGCGCTGCGACGAGGGGGCTGGGATGGGTAACGCGCGGGCAAGGCGCCGTCGGGTACTGCGGCGGGAGCTGGCGATCGGGGTGATGACGAGCCTGGTGGGGGCCGTGGGGTTCGCGTTCGCGTTCCTCCTCGCCGCGCCTGCCTACGGGCAGGGTACCGCGCGTGGGCGGGCCGCCGCGACGGCGCACGGCACAGTCGTGCCGCCGCCGGCCACGGGCACCTCGAGTGCCGCCGCGACGCCGACGGTCGATCGCGGCTCGGGCCCGCTGCGCTGCGAGACCGTGCCGAGGCGCTGGCGGGGCAAGGGCAAGGCCAAGGGCCGAACGTTGGCCGACGCGCATCGGCTCCAGCGCCAGGTGCTCGGGCACGCGCCGGGCCGCCAGCTTCACCAGGCGCTCCGAGCCCGTGCGGCCGAGCTCGCGCCGCTCTGCCGGGCCTCGCCTGCCGGCCGCTGCCAGCAGGCGCTCTTCGACGCGGCGACACGAGCCGCCGTCGAGGCGATCGTCCAGGACCCGTCGTGCCTCGAGGCGACCCGCACGCTCTCCGGGCGCCTGATGCAGAACATCGTGGACCCGCTGGACCCCGCCGACGCGCTGCCGCCGGAGTACATCCTCCAGGCCGACGACGGGGCCGAGTGGCACGTCTACGCCGAGGACGGCTCGCTCCCGCTCGGGCCGATCACGCTCGAGGACGTGGACGTGCTCGACAGCGACGTCTACGTCGGCCCGAAGGCCAAGCTGCGCGAGTCGTCTTCTGGTGGTGACGTCGTCGCGCCTTGGACGTCGTCGTTGCACCTGCTCGCGGACGCGACGCCGTGGTACGAGGGCATGTTCGACGTGCCGCGCCACGAGAGCCTGGGCGACTCGAAGGTGCTGCTCGTCCAGGTGGAGAACACCGACTCGCCCGTCACGCTCTCGGCTGCCACGGTGGACGCGCTGGCCGCGCGGATGGGCGACCACTACCGGACCGTGAGCTACGGGCTCTGGACGCCGACCGTCGAGCCGTTCCCGCGCGTGGTGCGGGTGGCGGCTGGCACGACCTGCTCGCCGCGTACGAGCTTCCAGCAGTTCCTCTCGCAGATCGACCCTGAGGTGGACTTCCGCGAGTACCGCTCTGTCCACATGCTCGGGTCCTACCCGTCCTGCGGGTGGTGCGGGATCGCGAACCTGGACGCCTGGGGCACGCACGCGACGGACGACGGCACGGTCGCCATGGGCACTGCCATGACCCGCGAGTCGTGCGCGATCGACAACCGCAAGACCCCCGAGCACGAGTGGGGGCACAACATCGGCTGGATCCACGCGAACCGCTGGGGGCTGCCGGGACTCTTCTGGTTCCCGGTCGACGAGCCGTTCGTGGCTGGCTCGACAGAGTACGCCAACTACAAGAATTGGCAGGGCGCCTCGACGAGCGGCGGCCATCCCGGCCCGCTCATGAAGGGCTACCAGGGGTGGCTGCCCGGCGACGCGCGCATGCGCTGGAATCCGCCGGCCGGCAACTACGACCTCGCCCCGGTGAGCTCGCCCGAGGGGCTCGTCTTCCTCGGCGTCCGCATCGGCGCGCACATCCCGTTCTATCTGGAGTTCCGGCAGCCGGGCGACGCGATCGAGCAGTATGCGCTGAGCAAGCAGCCGGCGACAACAGGGAATTGGGATGCGTGCGTGTTCCTGGGCCTCTCGATCGGCCGCGACTACCCGCACGAAGCCGACCGGACGCTCGCGAACGGCAACCGCTGCCTCCCCAAGGGACAGGTGGTTACGCACCCGAGCAGCGGCTTCTCGGTGCGCCTCAACGACATCACGATCGACCAGGCCAACCCGAACCGGAGCCGGGCGCACATCACGCTGCTCAATCCGGGCACACCGGACTTCACCCTGCCGGTCACACGCTTCGTGGCGCCGGCGGCGACGACGACGCGGCTCACGGTCACCGGCGAGGTGACCTTCCGCGTGGAGCTCACTGACAACGCCGGGGTCGGCGCGTTCTTCACCATCCTCGACGTGGACGACCAGTTCACACGTCGACTCGGCCACACGCTCCTGCCGAACGCGCCGGTCAACGGCACCGGCACCGTCTCGTTCACCTGGGACAGCCGCACGGTGCCGAACGGCGAGACGCGCGTGTGGGTGCAGGGCGTGGACGGCGTGAACGTCTCCGGCTTCGGCACGCAGTACCTCGTGCTGAACGTCCAGAACGGCGGTACCGGGGCGACCACGACCTCGACGATCCAGGGCGTCACGACCACGACGGTCAAGCCGCCCACGACCACCACGCTGCCGGGCACGGTGCCGGTCGCCGTCCTCGCGGTGCCCGAGACTGTGGCGAGCGGCACGACGTTCCGGGCGGACCTCTGCGCCTCGGACCCGCGCGGGGGCGTGATCGACTGGTGGTACTTCACGGTCGACGACGCCCCCGACTCGACGGCGCGGAGCTCGGTGCTCTGCCGACGCGACAGCGTGACGACGAACGACCCGCGATGCGAGGGCGGCGGGGCCGACGGCCTCGAGCCGTGCCGCCTGCGGCTCTCCTACGAGGGCGCGGGCGACGTGGGGATCATGGCCTGGGTGCATACGACCGAGGGGAAGTGGAGCGCCGCGGCCGCGGCGTCGGTGGCCGTGACCGGCGGTCCCACGACGTCGAGCCTGGTTTCCACGACCACCGTTTCCTCAACGTCGTCGCTCCCTTCGACCACCTCGAGCGTGGTCACGACGTCGAGCCTGGTTTCCACGAGCTCGGTGCCGACGAGCTCGACGCGGCCGCCGGTGACCACCACGACGGTCCCGCCGCCGGTCTGCGGGCCCGAGGGTGCGGCGTGCCGGGCGCATTGGGAGTGTCGCGCTGGGGCCGCCGAATGCGCCGCGTGGCGCTGCCGAGCGGTCAAGGGGCGCCAGCCCCGCAAACAGTGCGAGCCGCCGACCTGGTGGGAGCGGTTCTCGGACTGGATGGACTGGCTCTTCGAGGCGTCGCCACCGGCGACCGAAGACGATGACGGCACCGCGGCGCCGGGAAGGGGTGTCCGATGAGGATAAGAGAGCACCGACTCGCCGCCCACGCCGTGGGCGGCCTGATGGGCCTGCCGTAAGCGCCGATGCAGACCCTCCACGACTTCGTGCGGGCGATCGCGGAGGCGCTCGACGACTGGCTCGTCGGGCACGACGGCCCGCACGACCTCGGCCTGATCTACGCGGCCGAGTACCTCTCGCTCGCCTGCGGGCTCCTCGGGCTCATCCTGGGCCTCTGGATCGCACCATGACGACGGACCGCCAGGGGTGGCAGTGTCCCGGCTGCGGTCGCGTCTGGTCACCGGACGTGCGGCAGTGCGACGTCTGCCTCACACCGCAGCCGCCGCTCGCGAAGAGTGAGGCGACCGGCTCCATGCTCGGCAAGCGCCGGCTCGTGGAGGGCGATGGCACGCTGTAACGACACGCCGGGCGTGAAGCAGTCGGGCCCCGCGATCGCGGCGTTCCTGGCGCTCATGCCGGGCACGGCGGAGAACCGCGAGGACCATCTGCGCCACCTGCGCGCGTACGCGCGGCTCCTGGAAGACGAGGGCCAGTCGGCCGGGGCGCAGGCGCTCCGATGGCTGGTGCGGCACCTGCCGCGTGGGCTCGACTACCCGATGATGCGGCTCGACGAGGCCGGCGAGCTGCTGACGCTCGCCTTCGCCTTCGCGAACTGGCTGCGGGACCGGCGCCGGCCGGCCGACCGGGCCGCGACGTGGGCCATGCTCGGCACGCGGCTCTGCCTGCTCGAGGCGACCATCCGGGGCGAGCTCGTCGTGACGGACGTGCCCGACACCGAGCGGCTGATCCTGGCGCCGCCGCCGCCGCGGCCGGGCCCCGTCTGGCACGTCTACATGTGCGGCTGCCTCGGGCTCTCGGGCGATGGCTCGCTGGTCGAGGCGATGGCGCGGCACGGGGAGGGCCTGCTCCAGTGACGATCCAGGAGCTCGAGCGGATCGTCGGCCGGTGGGCGACGCAGCATCAGCGGGCCCCGGATGCGCAGCTCACGGTGCGACTGCGCGACGGCGAGGTGACGCTCACCACGACCGACGAACGGGTCTACGAGCTCGTGGCGCCGGCGGAGGACGCATGACGCCGGCGACGGATAGCTACATCGACTCGCTCGTCCGCGAGGTGCAGCGCCCGCACCTGCCGATGGACGTGCACCAGGACATCAATGCGCAGCTCGTGGCGCACTGGTTCTCGGGGATCCAGAAGGGCGAGTTCCTGTCCCCGGATGAGCTGGTGCAGTTCCAGCGCGATCTGCTCACGATGGAGCAGCAGGAGCCGGGCTTCGCCAAGTCGTTCGTGCTCGAGCCGCGCGCCTTCAAGGCGGGGCGCTATCCGGAGGGCTACGAGCCGGAGCCGATGAGCCGGCTGCGGGGCCGGCCGGGACATCGGGGCATCCTGTACGTCAACGAGCTCGGGCTCTTCCCCGGCGCCGGCGCGGAGCGGTGGGCAGAGAAGCCGGGCGAGAGCGCGCACGGCTTCCTGCGGGGCGTGGCCCGGCAGCTCGAGCCGATCCAGGCGATCGTCCGCACGCGCGTGCGCGAGATGATGCCGTTCCTGCGCCGCTACCGGGAGAACGACAACAACCCAGTCGGCTACACCTGGGAGCGCCGCGACGGCGAGAAGATGGCGCCGGGCGACTGGAAGGTCTGCGACAAGCTCGACCATGTGCTCGGCAACAGCGGGACGGCCTGCAACGCCTACGAGCGCCAGTGGATCCACCGACGCCGCTCCCTGCACGAGTGGGGGACCGCGCTCCTGGTGGACTCGCTCGAGATCGACCACGCGCCGGTCGAGTTCGAGCTCGACGGCAACGACGACATTGCGGGGTGGTACAACCTCGACGGCGTCACCACGAAGCTGGCGTTCGAGGATGGCTACGAGGGCGAGGACCGGATCATCGCGGTGCAGATCGCGCCCGATGACCGCCAGCCGCTCGTGGGCTTCGAGGCCGACGAGCTCGCGATCTTCCAGCGGAACACCCGCTCCGACGTGCACTACATGGGGTACACGCGCTCGGAGATGGAGGACTTCGTGCGGGCCGGCACGTCGTACCTCAACACGTTCACGTTCAACGCGAGCTCGGTGGACCGGAACAGCATTCCGCGCGGCTTCCTGACGCTCTACGGGCGCTTCGACAAGCGCCAGCTCCAGGTGTTCAAGACCGAGTGGCACTCCCTCCTGCGCGGTGCCTCGCGGCGCTGGCAGCTCCCGGTGCTCACGAGCGAGTCGAAGCAAGAGGGCGGCGCGATCTACACGCCGGTCGATACGCAGACCCACGAGATGCTCCAGACGAAGTGGCTCGTGTTCCTCGTGAGCCTCGGGTGCGCCTACTACGGCATGTCACCCGAGCAAATCCACATGGAGTCATTCTCCTCGCGCGCGTCGTCACTCTCGGGCAGCGACACGCAGGAGAAGCTCCAGAGCGGCCACGACACGGGCATGATTCCGATGATGGAGGCGCTCGCCAGCTTCCTGAACGAGCACCTGATCGCGCGGCTCACGCGGAAGTTCCGGCTCACCTGGGTCGGCCTCTACCCGCAGGACGAGGAGCGCAAGCAGGAACGCCAGAAGGCGGTGCTCACCGTGAACGAGCTGCGCTCGATCGACTCACACGAGGCGCACGCGGACGACCTGCTCGGCAACGCGCCGGTCAACTCGGCGCTCATGCAGGTCTACATGTTGAGCCTCCAGCAGCAGCAGATGGAGCAGCAGCCGGGCGCGGGGGCCGGCGGCGAGGACTACCTGCCGGGCTCCGAGAGCCCGCTGCCCTACGCGCGGGAGACCGATGGCGAGGGCGACAAGGGGGGTGCGAATGGGATGGGCCGCGGGAAGGCGGCGGGGCCGGGCATCGGTGGACACGGGAATGGGCGAGGGAACGACGCTGCGCGGCCCGGCGCGGCGCCGTTCATGAAGAGCCGGGTCACCGTCGAGATCCGCGACGTGCCGACCGAGGAGTGGTGATGGCGTCGTCGGACATCATGGCGCGCGACCTCGTGCCCCGTGCGGAGGTCCGGTGCTAGAGGCCGTCGAGCAGAGCAGCGCGCTCTACCGCGCGACCCTCACCGACGAGGACGGCGCGCATCCGGCGCTCGCTACGATCGCGTCGTGGGTGGTCTCGCTGAGCTATCCGGACGGCACGGCGATCAACGGGCTGGACCAGGAGCCCCTGGTGACGGCCGGCGCCATCGTGGACGCCACCCGGTTCACCTACGACGAAGTGACCGGCGTCTTCGAGTGGCGCATGGCGCCGGGCGACAACGGGTTGGCGAATCAGACGCGGCGTCACGAGACGCACGAGCTGGTCTTCGAAGTGACCTACGGCCCAAGCGGCAGCCGGAGGTTCAATCACTGCACGGCGGTGGTCGTGCGCAACTGCCGCAAGATCACCTGAGAGGAGCGGGAGGGGTATGAGGAGCGGAAATTCAAAGTGGTGGCTGGGGCTGCTCGTGGCCCTGTGCCTGAGCACGAACGTCTACGCGGCGGGCTGGTCGGAGCCGATCGAGGGCTCGCTGCTCGATTGGGTCTTCAAGCAGACGGCCTTCCCAGCGGCCACGGCCACGCGGGGATTCAGCCTGCACTCGGCCGATCCAGGCGACACCTGTACGAACGAGCTGGCGGCGACGCTCGGCTACGGCCGCGCGCAGCTCGATGCCGACATCAACAACAGCACGCACACCAACTACGAGGTGCAGGACGACGCGGGGACGACGTCGCGCATCAGCAACAAGCTCGACATCACCTTCCCGACCGCGTCGGGTGGCAACTGGAACGGCGGTTCCGCGCTCCAGTTCTACTGCGTGTCCGACTCGACGACGGTGGCCGCCGGTAACTGCCTCTTCTGTGGTGGCATCGCCGGCGGCGGCGTCGTGATCCTGGACGGGAACACGCTGCGGTTCACCGGCTCGACGACGCTCGGCTCGCCGCCGGGCCAGATGACCTTCACCGTAGACTGAGCGGAGGGCCCACCTGTGGCCCGATGGATCGAGGATACGTTCAACACGCCGAGTGCCCCCAGCGGGCATCCGGTGGCGGCGTCGAGCGACGGCACCAACATCATTCAGCACCACGCCGATCGTGGTTACGGCGGGGTGCCGGCGCAGGGGAAGGTGGCGGTCACCGACGCGGACCAGGCGTTGACGAATCCGACCGGGCAGGCGCTCGTCTGGCTCTACAACGCCGGGCCCGGCGTGGTCTACGTGAAGTCGGGCGCCGCGGTGGTCGTGGCCGACGACTGGCCGCTCTTCCCGAACCAGAAGGAAGCGTATCCCGTCGCGGAAGACACACTCCATGTGCGCTGTGACACTGGCGAGACGGCGAGCGTCCGGTACTGGATGTTCACGGTGGCAGGCGGATGAGGCGCCTCTTCCTCGCGTTGCTCCTGGTCGCCCGCACGGCGGCCGCCGTCAGTGGCCCCGCGCAGTCGCCGCTGCTCCTCGAGGACGACGTCGTCATCGGGGCGTGCCACGCGATCAACTATCAGGGCACACTCGCCAACTGCATCCTGCGGACCGATGGGATCTGCGAGTGCCAGAAGGCGAGCACGCTGCTCGAAAGCGGCGGCGGCCAGATCGGGCCCCCCGGCGACTTCTCGCCCGATGGCGTCTGGCTCGGCGGCAACCGCGTGCAGATGCCGAACGGCTCGACGCTCACGGCGGCCGACTGCAACGACGCCCTTCACGTCGGGCGAGACTTCCAGTGGACTGCGGCCCCCTCGGGCGCGCAGCACTTCCGGTGCGAGGACCTAGGCGGCAGCGTCTACGCCTGGGTATCGCAAGGCGCGCGCATCCGCCGGCTCGGCGGCACGGGCGCGGATGGCGCGTTGACGTGGGACGGCTCGACGGGGTGTAGCTGCTCGGGCTGCACGCCGGTCGGGGCGCTCTGCCGGCTCACGCCGAATAGCGTGCGCACGCGCGTCGCCGGGGAGACGGGCTTCACGTCGTGCGCCTACAACTTCTTGTCGGTCAACCTCTCGGGCACCGGCGCCCTCATCTGCGGCGACCCGCCGACCGCTGCCGCCGCTCCGGTCATGGGCCGGGCGCTGCTCCTGCGGGTACGGGACGACGTGCTCATCGAAGACTCGGGGCAGATCGTGACCGCCGCCTACGGCATGGCCGCCGGCCTCGGGGGGGCCTCGGGAGGAACGGCTGCCAACCGGGCGGGCGGGAACGGTGCGAGCAACGCCTTCACCGCCTTGGCGCCCGGCGCGGCGGCGGGCGGGTCGCTCGACGCCGGCTCGGCCGGCACGTCGGTGAATGACACCGGCCGACTCGAAGAGTGGGACTCGACGTTCCTGGGTCAGGGGAGCGGCGGCGGTGGCGGCGCGTCGGGAGGCTTCGTCGGAGCCGCGGCCTACAACGGGCTCGTCAACTCCGGCATCTTCGTCTCGACCCGGCCCTACGGCGGCACGGGCGGCGGCGGCGGCGAGGCGCAGACCGCTGCCGAGAACGGCTCGGCTGGCGGGAACGGCGGGCGCGGCGGCGCCGAAATCACCCTGGAGATCGGCGGCGACTTCACCTGCGTCGAGGACGGCAAGCTCGACGCCAGCGGGGCTGATGGGGCGAACGCCTCTGCCGAGATGGCTGGCGGCGCGGCTGGTGGCGGGGCGATCATCCGTCTCAAGTACGGGGGCGTGCTCACCGACTCCGAGTGCGAATACGACGTGACCGGGGGCACCGGCGGCACCAGCGGGGCGAACGCCAGCGATGGCGGCGTCGGTGGGGACGGAGCGGTATGGAAGCGCCGCGAGCCGTCCTGACCTGGGCGCTCGTCGCTCTCCTCGCGACCAGCGCCCACGCGGCCGTCCTATTCTCGCACGCCGCCGACGACGTGACGTGTACGTCGCAGGGGACGGGCTGCGGCATCTTCTCGGCGCCACGCACCGACTCCGGCGGGCTCGTCTGCTTCTCGCAGACCGCGACCAGCGGCAACCGTATCCACATCGGGGACGGCACCTCGCAGCGGGCGTTCCGGGTCGTGCCGGCGACGACGGAAACGTGCTGGTGGGCGGAGACATTCGTCGCGACCGACACGGTGACGGTGGGCGCCCGGCTCCACGTCCAGTCCATCGACGCGACGAAGGACGTGATCGAGATTCGCGAGGTGGGCGACGTGCTCGCCTGCAACGCCCAGGTGACCTCGGGGCGCGCCCCGGCACTGCGGTACGGGACGACACCGCTCGGTGACCCGGCGAGCGACTTTCCACTGCACGCGCGCATCTGCGCCAACGGCCTGACGCTCTGCGATGAGGATTCCGACTGCCCGAGTGCCGTCTGTCAGGTGTGCAGCGACGGCAACCCCCAAGGCTGTGCGCAAGCGGCGCTCGAGCTGCGTGCGCAGCGCGTCGTGGCGCAAGGGGTCACGCGGTGCGCGCTGCTGCTCTTCGGCCGCCCGATCCTCGAGGGCGAGGTCGGCGCCGGCGGGCAGTTCACGTCGGCCCGCTGGGGCGTGCTCGGGGGAGACTCGGGCGCCGCGAGCTACTTCCTGGATTCGATCATCGGCACCAATACGGACCGCGCCGGCATTGGCTATGTCGGTGTACTCGGGATCACGGGCGACGATGCCACGCTCCAGTGGAGCCGTAACGGCTGCGGCGGCAGCGGGCATTTCGAGTGCCCGGACGGCTGGACGAGTGCGTTGCTGCACGACACCGCCTTCTTGTCGGTCAACTCGGCGGGCAAGGTCGAGCAACTGACGCTGACCGATCCGCCGAACGTGCTGCCGGGTGACGTTCCCCGGATCGTGCTCAAGGGCGCCGGGCGCGCGAACAACAGCACCGGGACACGGACGTTCGAGGCGCGCTTCTACCTGTGCGACCCAGCCGGCTGCGCATCGGGCCGGCAATTCGAGCCGGGCGTGTGGCAGTCGATCTACTCCGGCACGGCCGACCAGCTCATCGTACGCCATCCGCTGTTCGAGGCCCCCGATGGGAGCGCCTGGACCAGCGAGCTCCTCGCGCGCCTGGCGATCGAGTTCGAGAACGTGAGCGGCAGCGGGCAGCAGGTGGTCAACCTGCTGGTGGAGTACGCGGCGATCGCCGCGGACCCGAAGACGCCTGCCTTTCTCCGGCACCACAACCCCGGCGTGAACGACGACGAGGTGACGTGCTATTGGGCCGGCCACTCCAATACGAGTGGCGTAGGCGGGAATCTGTGCCACGCCCCGTGGAACCCCACGTTCCATCAGACCTCGTGCGTGCAAGCGACGGCAGCGAGCTGGGACCCGGATGGCGACTCGCCATCCGGCGGATGTGCCACGGACGCAGAGGTGCAGACATGTACTGGCCGGCGGCCGGAGTTCAACGGCGGCGCCGGCATCCCATGCACCGACAACGACCAGTGCCCGCAGACCGGGGCGACATGCGACGGTGACCCGAGCGGTGGCGATGGGATCAAGGAAGGCACCTGCTCGCAGTCGCTCGCGGAGCCGCTGTCGTGCGACGTGCCGGCTGATTGCAACGGATTCGGCGGCACCTGCGACACGGACGCCACCTGCATCTCCACATGCGGGCCGGACGGCCCGACTGGTGAGAAGCCGTCGTGCCTCGGGCCATCGGGCTACGCGCGCCTCGCGAGCGATCGGGTGAGCTGTGACAACCACGTCATCTGTGCGCAGGGGGCAGAGGGCCTGGCAGAGTTCCGCGCCAACCGGCTCGACGCGCTCCTCGCCGGGGATCATTCGACGTGCGTGATCGACACCGGCGCCGGCTATTGTGGGTGTGCCGGTGATGGCGAGTGCCCCGGTGGAACGTGCGGCGGGGACGGCCGATGCGTGGACAGCGACCGCTGCACCGCGGCCGGGGACTGCGTGTCAGGGATGTGCCTGCCGCCGCTCCCGGATCGGGTCTTCCTCCACCAGATCGGCGTCGCGAACACGATCATGGGGGGCGGGGCCGCCAACGACGACTGTTCGCTCGCGTCGCACGTGTCGTGGGCCGGTTCGTCGTCGGACTTCTCGGCTGCCTACTGTCTCGACGATGACCGCTGCGTGGTGGACGACTCAAGCGACCTCTGCTGGACGGACGCGGAGGCGCAAGCGGCCGCTCGCACCGGACCCGATGGCTCGCCCAGCGCGCGGTGCGTCGGTGCGAATCGGTCGAACGCGCAGGAAGCGTGTCTGGACGGGCTGACGTTCACGCCGTTTGCCGGCCTGACGGCGTTCGGGGAGTTCAACGGCAACTGCACGGCGATCACCGCGCCGTGCTTCACCGGCGCCGACTGCGGCGCCAACCAGACGTGCGACGGCGGGGATGACGCCGACTCACTGCCACGGGGCTACTGCGTGCCGGATGACGACACCGGCTGTCCAGACGGCTTCCGGCACCGCGGGAGCTTGTGCCGGATGAATTGCGGCCGGTGCTCAAACAACGCCAACCGCCGGTGCGGGCTGGACGCCGACTGTCTCGCCGGTGGGACGTGCGGGGCGAATCCGGGTGGGAGCGGCGCGCATGCCGACTGCCGCGCGGCCGCGGCGTCCGACACGATCAATGTCTGTGCCGGCGACGCGCCCTTCGTGTGCGCGGGGCGCGCGACGTGTCCGAGCGACCGGACGCTCTGCGCCGAGGACGCCGACTGCAACGAGTACGACATCACGATCAAGGGAATCTCCGGCCGCATTACCGAGGTCTGCAACGAGGTGACGGGCCGGTGCGACGGTGGCGGTCTGGCGTACGAGTGCGGCGGCGCCGACGTGCATCCGAACGCGGTGCGTAACTGGAGGCAGCGCCTCCATCGCGGCGGGCGCTCGTTGCTCGACGAGATCGACGCGATCCAAGCGACCTTCGATGCACTCGCTGCCGGGGACGCGGACGGGGGGCCGGTGCTGACCTGGGTGGTGGAGCCGGGCGGCGCCGGCGGCGGCTGCCTCGCCTTCAACGACTATCAGATGACCGCTGGCGTCGGGCGCTTCATGCTGGAGCACCCGGAGCAGTACCCGAGCGTCATCGACGGCCGCTCCGCACTGGTCGCCAAGGACCTGCGCTATATGCTGAGCGGCGACGCCTCGGTGGTCGATCCGCTCCGGTGCGTCGAAGGCGACCGGCAGTTCGGCCGGGCGGTGGCCCCGTGCATCCACTACAGCTCCGACGCCTTTTTGCCCGAGGAGCAGTCCGGGCAGCACACGATGGCCTCGACGGTGGCACACTACGCGCAGGCGCAGGGCGCGTGCGCGATTGGCACCTGCCGCCGGCCGGGGCGGTTCTACGGCGCGGCCTGCGGCGAGGACGGCGATTGCGGCGCGGGCGAGACCTGCTCGTTCGAGGGCCTGCCCCGTCCGCAGTTCTACTGCGTGGAGTCGGACGGGGCCTACACGGACGTGACGTGCGACACGGCGGCCGACTGCACTGGGGCGCAGAGCTGCGGTCCGCGCGCCTGTACGTGCGCCTGTACGCAGGACGATGAGTGCCTCGCCTGGTATGGCGCGGGTAACGCCTGCGTGGCCGGGGAGTGCATCGCCGGCGGGGCGGTCTCGTCCTGTACGATCGCCGGGACCTTCGATGTGACCCGCACCTGCGAGGCCGGCATGTGCCGGAACACCGACGACTCGGACACCTGCCCAGCCGCGCTCGACGGCTGCAACCCGGAGTGATCGGGGATGTTCTTTTTCTTCACCGGCGAGGGCTTCCAGACGGCTGAGGCCGCCAGCGCGGCGGCGAGTACGGCCGAGGCGCACCCGACCGTCACGACCCAGGCCCAGGCTGCGGCGGAGGCCGAGGCCGCCACCACCGCGACCACGGACGCGAGCGCCACCACGAGCTCGGCGGCCACCGCGCAGGCCGAGGCCACTGTGGCGAGTCAGGCGCCGGCCACGGCCGAGGCCGAGGGCGCGGCGGGCCCGACTATCACCGCCCCTGCGGCGGCCGCCGCGGAGGCGGACGCTGCCGCGACGCCGTCGCTGACTGCTACGGCACCGGCGGACGCCGCCGCGACGCCCTCGGCAAGCCCCAGTCTCGAGACGGACGCCGCCGCGGCCGCCGACGCT